AGGGGTTTATGCTGTGCGCGCCGGGATCACCCCCGATGAGGCGCGTGCGCTCATGCGCGCAGAAACCATGCTGACCGCCTATTCGGCGGTCGAAAAGGGTTTCGCTGATGCTGTGGCCACTGCGTCTGACAGCGATGACACAACCCCTACCATGAACCATGCCGCCGCCATCGTTGCCGCGAGCGCAGCCATGAGCCGCGCTCGCGAGGTTCAGATGAGATTTGAGGCCGCTGAGGCGGGCCTTGAGGATGGCGCAAGCCAACAACCCGGCCAAGAGGCCGATGACAAAAAGGGAATTTCCATGTCGAAACAGAACACCCCCGCGCCCGCCGATGTGCCAGCACCCGCCCCGGTTGCTCAGCCGGTTATGAGCGCCGCCGATGCGGTTGCTGCTGATCGCGTTCGCATCAAGGGCATTCGTGAAGCGGCTGCGCCGTTCATGGCCCATGTCGGCCAAGCTGAAGTTGATCGCATGTGCGATGATGGCACATCGCTGGATGAGGCGAACCGGGTGATCATGGCCGCTGCTGCTGCCGGTCAGCCCCGTGTGCAGCGCACACGAATCGTGACAGATGAGCGCGAAACCAAGCGCATCGGTATGACCGAGGCAGCAGTTGCTCAGATGCTTGGCCGCGATCCGGTCGATGAGCGTGCGCACGCATTCATGGAAATGGATTTCGTGGAAATGGCCGCTGATCTCACCGGGGCATCACGCCCGCGCTCGGTCGGTGCAAAGGCTGACGTTCTGATGAGCGCCGGGCACAGCACATCTGATTTTCCGCTGATCCTGTCCACGGCGTTCAACACCGTGATTGAGAGCGCCTATGATCTGGCAGAGCCGACCTTTGGGGCGTTCTCGCGTGAAATGACGTTCAACGATTTCCGTGAGCACAGCATTGTTCGCCCCGATAACTTTCCGACGCTGAAAAAGGTCGGGGAACATGGCGAAATCAAATTCGGCACCTTTGGCGAAAATAAAGAAACCATCGCCCTGGCATCCTACGGCACCGGCATTTCTGTCAGTCGTCAACTGATGGTCAATGACGCCATGGGGGCCATTGCTGAGGTTCTTCTGAATGCTGCCTCTATCGTGCCGGAGTTCGAAGAAGAAACCTTTTGGGCGATGCTGCTGAGCAATCCCAAGCTTTCCGATGGTAAGGGTGTTTTCCACGCCGATCATAAAAACATCGGTGCGGCGGGCGCGATCAACACCGCAACAGTTGGCGAAGGCCGCAAGGCCATGCGTTCTCACAAGTTGTCTGACGAGCGGAACTTGAAACAGAACGCACCGGCGTTCCTCATCGTTGGTCCAGAACGTGAAACTGAGGCTGAGCAATTCCTTGCGCCACTGTTGGCGGCTGAGCAAACCAACGTCAATCCGTTGGCCCGCAAGCTTCGCCTTGTGGTGTCCGAAGAGATCGAAGACAGCAAGTGGTTCCTCTCTGTCGATCCTGCGAAAAAAACGCACTCCTTCAAGCATGGCTATCTTGACGGAGCGCGCGCGCCTCGCGTTCGGGTCGATGACCCGTTTGGTTCGCAGGGCACCCGCATGACCATCGAGCATGACTTTGCCTGTGGCGCGGTCGGCTACATGGGCGTGTACCGGCGCGGTTAAGTACGGCCACATCTCACCTTTAACGACGAAAGGCACCCAATGGGTGCCTTTTTTCTGAGCGTTCACCTTTGAACCACGGTAACCCCTGAAAGGGAAAACAGATGAAAAACTATATCCAACCCGGTGAAAAAATCACGATCAAAGCGCCCGCAGACGTCTTGTCTGGTGGTGGCGTTCTTGTCGGCTCAATGTTCGGTGTCGCCGCCGTTTCAGCCAAAGAAGGCGAAGACGTAACCATTGTGCGCAAGGGGGTTTTCAATCTCAATAAACTCCCGGCGCAGTCATGGGATGAGGGGGCGAAAGTCTATTGGAACAACACCGCCAAACAGTGCACCACCGTCGCCAGTGGCAACGCGCATATTGGCTATGCGGCATCGCCCGCCGCTGACCCGTCTGACAACGGCATTGTCGTCCTGCTCTGATGCAAGGACCGTTTCGCGGTGTCGCCAGCTCGCTTGCACGGGCTTTTGGTGGCACCGTCACACTGCACCATGGAGCGCCTCAGGCGCGGGATACTATCGCGGTCTTTCGAATGGTTCCGCGTCGGGTTGAGGGTCACAACGGCTTAGAGATTGAGACGCTGGTACCTGTTCTACGCGCTCCGCGCCACGAGCTCGCTGATCTCAGCGAGGGTGATCTGGTCGATCCCAAAGACGGGCAGATTTATCGGTTTCTCTTTGTCGAGGAAAGCTCAAGCCCCGCCTCTGATGCCCTTGTCACCGCACAATTGGAGGTGTTCGAATGAGCTCCACTTTGGTTGCTAAAGAGATCCGACATCGCTGCAAGGCCGCGCTCAAGGCCACCGAGATTGCGGTTGATGCTGGGTCAGGCCCCACTGTCGCGGTGTTGGATGTCGCTCCCGCCGGTTGGGTGGTGCCTGAGGACAAGTTGCCAGCGCTCTATGTGTTTACTGCTGGTGAGACTGTTTCTCATGAGAGTTTGCATGAGGTCACGCGAATCCTCTCCCTTGATGTCGTTTTGATGGCGCGAGGCGGTGGCGATCCTATGGATCAGCTTGACGATATGCAGCTTGGCGTTGAGCAAATCATGATCGGCGCGGGGGGCTTTGGTCTCGCGCGATCCAACCGGCTTGTGTCTGTCGAGATCGCCCAAAATCAGGGCGCGGTGCTGATCGGTACGCGGCTGATGAAATTCGAGATCACGTTTGGCGTCACGCCGGATGATCCATCCCTTTAACCTCTAAAAATCGGAGTTTCGGAAATGACCGTAACGAGCGCCCAAACTGGCATGAAGTCCACCTTTTCCATCGGTGATGGTGTAGATGGTGGCTCTACAGCTTACACAGAAGTTGGCTTTGAGGTCACTTCAATCACCTCGCCCGCGATCACGCGAGAAACCATCGATGTGACGCATCTGAAAAGCCCCGATGATTTCCGCGAGTATATCGCAGGTTTGCTGGACACTGACCCTGCAACCATCGCCTTTAACTACAACCCCTCGGCTGCTGATGCGCTCTATGCGGCCATGCTGGCGGGTAAGGGCGATTTCCGCATCACCTTCCCCAATGGTGTGAAGATGGATTTTTCTGGCATCCCTCAGAGCTGGAAGCCCGGCGATCCATCGACAACCACAATGGCGGGTGAGTTCACCGTTAAGCCTTCTGGCAAGCCGGTGCTGGTTGCCGCCTAATGCGGCACCACCCCACGTTATTTTTAATCCAACACCCTAAGAGGCGTCCCGATGGCGAACAAAGTGCGCGGCCAAATTTCGGCCGATTTTGAAGGCGAAAAAATCAATCTGCTCCTTTCGACAAATGCGATTTGCGAGCTTGAGGACGCCGCCGATCTGCCAATTGATGAGTTCCTTGATAAGTTCTCTGAGGGCCGCAAGCCCCGCATGAAGGATTTGCGCCTGCTGTTCTGGGCGCTGATGCTGGGCGAGCGCCCCAAGGCCACGGTTGAAGATGCTGGCGCTCTCATCGATGGCCTGCGCGGTGATCATGAGCGGATCATGACAGAGGCGATTATGGCGGCTTTCCCAGATGCCTCTGAGGCCGGGGATGCTGAGCCGGGAAAGTAAGCGACGGGCGGGCAGCTTGGGATTGGTTGGAGCTGCACCGCACTTATGTCGCGCACGGTCTGGATGCAGATAGTTTCTGGCAGATCACACCGCGCGAAATGGTTGCCCGTCTGGATGGTGCGCGTCGCCGCTTGACCTCAGAGCAAGATGGCCGCGCTTGGCTCGCGTGGCACGTCGCCGCTTTGTCCCGCCAGACCAAGCTGCCCAATCTCGGCAGCATGTTCACACAAGAAAAACGGCAGGAGCCGCAAACCCCTGAGCAAGTGCGGATCAGTGCCGATCAGCTCTTTCTTGCATGGGGTGGCGATCCTGAGCAGCTCGCGCAGGTACGCGAGAAAGAGGGGGCTTCCTGATGGCTGGTCAGAATATCGGAAACCTCAAGGTTTCAATCGGCGCGGATACTTCGGATTTGTCTCGGGGGATCGGGCGCGCCAAGGCGCTCATGGGCAGCTTGTCGCGCGCAGCCAAGGTGACGGGCGTCGCTGCTGGTGCCGCCTTCGCCGCCGCAACTGCTGGCATGGTTGCCATGACGCGCGGCGGGCTTGAGGCGGTCGATGCGCAAGCCAAGATGGCACGCTCTGTCGATGGTTCCATTGATGGACTGCGCGCCCTGCAAATCGCCGGTGGCGATGCGGGTGTTGCGGTGAGCGAAATGAATGGTGCGGTGCAGATGATGGGCAAACGCCTCGCAGAGGCCGCGCGCGAGGGCACCGGCCCGGCTGCGGATGCACTCAAACGGCTCGGCCTTGATGCGCGTGAGTTGATGGGAATGGACGTTGATGCGCGATTTGGCGCTATCGCAGATCGCATTAATGACTTGGGTTTGAGCGCACAGGACGCCGCCGGGCTGATGCGCGAATTTGGTGTGCGGTCCAATGAGGTTTCACTGGCTCTGTTGCAGGGATCGGGCGCAATTCGGTCCGCGCGCACAGAGGTTGAGAAATTCGGCCTCAGCATGACGGATGAAATGGCAGCTAAGGTTGAGGCGGCAAATGACGCCTTGAGCCGTATTAGCTTTGTGTTTGAAGGGATGCGAAATCAGCTCGCGGTGGGGCTTGCCCCGGTGTTGCAGCGTTTGGCTGTCAATTTCCAAGAGGCCACCGTTGCCGGTGGTCCGCTACAGACTGCGATATCTTCACTGGTTGGCGGATTCTCCAACCTCGCGAGTGCAATCCTTGATCCAGCTTTCATTGACGCTGCAACCTTATTTGGCGTCACTATCGCAAACGCGATTAGCGGCCTTGCCCGCGTCGTGGTCGTCCTCGCTGAAAACGCGGAAATCGCGGGCACGGCCATGATTGCCTTGGGTGCAGCCATGGCGTTCTTCTCCGGGCCGATTGGCCTCGCTATCGCGGCGGTTTCCGGCGGCATTTTTCTGCTTTCAACACGCCTTGGCAAAAGCGCCGAGGCTGCGGATGCTGCGGCGGAAGCTGAAAAGCGATTGCAGGCCGCTCTTGACCTCGTTGACACGTCAAATGAGGCGGCGGTTGCCTCTGGTGAGGCGCTCATTGGCACGCACATTGATCAGGCTCGCGCCGCGATTAGTGCTGCACAGGCTGAGTTGGCGCTGGTTCGCGCTCGCGAAAAGGCGGGCAATGATCTCTTGGATCAAAACCCGTTAACCGCCGGTGGCAACAGTGGCTATGCGGAGGATATGGCAAAAAACACCGCTGCTGCTGAGGCTGAGCTAGATGCTGCTGAGGCGCAGCTTGAGCGCTATATGAAAATGCTTGAGGGCTTCAAGCGCTCTCAGTTCCCCTCACAAGGCAGTAAGCCAGATGGTTCGCCCGGTGTCCCTGCCGGGGGAGATAAGCCTGACAATGGCCCGGCTGATGCAACGGAAAAGTTTCGCACTGAGCTTGAGGCTTTGATTGATCGGCTGGACCCTGCTTCGGCCAAGACAAAGATGATGGCGAGGGATCATGCCACACTGAGCGCCGCGTTGCTCAAAGGTGAGATCACGCTTGAGGAATACAACGCTCACGTCGAACAGCTCAAAGAGCATTATGCGGATTTGCCTGAGAAAACCTCAGCCGCCGCATCCGGCTTAGCTAAGGTCAACGATGAGCTTTCCAAGAGCCCTGCTGCGCAAATGGCAGAGGATGTTGAGGGGGCAATTGGCAATCTGATCACACGGATTGATAGCGGCAAAGATGCCTTGAGAAATTTCGGCATTGAGCTGGTCAAGATTTTCGCCATTCGCGGAATTTCGAAAATCTTGGGCGGTGGCGATTGGCTCACCGGTGACTTGCTGAGCATTCCCGGCAATGCGCTTGGCACCGACAATTGGCGCGGTGGCTTGTCGTGGGTAGGCGAGCGAGGGCCAGAGTTGGTGAATTTGCCAATGGGCGCTCAGGTCATCCCAAACAACAAGATTGGGCAGCTCGGGGGCGGTGGGATGCAGTTCACCTATGCCCCTAGCATTGATGCGCGAGGGGCATCTTTGCAAGCGGTCCAAGAACTTGATCAGCGCATGCGCGCGGATGCGGCACAGTTCAACGCGAAGGTTGAACAGGCTGTAATGAAGGCTAAGGCCGGAAGGAAAATGTCATGATCTACCCGCGCCCTGATTTATTCGATCTCTGCAAGGTTCGCGATACCACCTTTTGGCCGATGCATCGGCAAGAGCTGAGCCGTACGGCGGGTGGCAGAACCCAAGCGAAAGATCTCGGCTCTGCACTGTGGCGCGTAAGTGTGACAACCACGCCTGCCCCACTCGCGGATGCCGCTGATATTGAGGCTGCGCTGATTTCTCTGAATGGTTCGGTTGGGTCATTCTTGGCTCATGATGTGCGCCGGCCATTCCCGCGTGCTCACGCGGCGGGGGATTTTGACGATGTCGCGACCATCACCGCGCTAGATGTAAATGACAGCGCTTTCGGGGTGCGGTTGGCGGGCATGCCTGAGGGGTTCACCCTGTCTGTTGGCGATTATCTCGGGTTTGAATATGGCGCAAACCAAACTCGGGCGTTGCATATGGTCACGGTCGGTGGGCTGTTTGACCCGGCTGGAAATCTTGATGTTGAGGTGTTTCCTGCCATCCGGCCCGGAGCTCAAATTGGGGCGGCGGTGACATTCAAGCGCCCATCTTGCGAGATGATCTTAGAGCCGGGGCAGCAAGCCCCGGTCATCACTGAATTGGTTGCGTCGTCTGTGACATTTTCAGCCATCCAAATCATCTAACCAATTCCAAAAAATAAGGTGAGTATCATGCGGGAAATTCCTGTAAGCACTCAGGCTTTGCTTGAGGCTCAAACTCTCGTTGTGCGTGACTTTATGCGGATCACGGCGCGCGTGCGATCAACGGGCGAGCCGATCACCGAGGGTTTTTGGTCCGATGTTGGCGACGTTGCCGCCACCGTCATCGACGCTGATACTGGCCTCCCCGCGGTTTACGATTTCCGGGGTGTCGGCGCTCTTATCTCAATTGATCCGATCCCGATGGTTTCTAACCTGACGGTTCAAGAGGTTGAGGTGAAATTCTCCCAACTGGATGACCGGGTGAATGAGCTTCTGAGGCTTTACGATATCCGGCAAGCCAAAGTTGAAATCTACCGCGGAGAATTTGACCCTCAATCAATGCGAATGGTCGAGCCTGCAAGCTCGCGGTTCGTGGGGTTTGTTGACGGTGCGCCCGTCGAAACACCATCAGAGGGAAATGAGGGAAGCGTTTCAATCAAGTGTGTTTCTAGCGCTCAAGAATTGACGCGGGGCAATCCCGACATGCGCAGCCATGAAAGCCAGATAGGCAGGGCTGAAGGAGATGATTTCTATACTGATGTGACCACTTGCGCCGACTGGTTGATTTTCTGGGGTAAGCGCGGATCTATCCGTGATGGGTAAGAGCGTCATTCGCGCGGCAAAGCCTGAGGATCGGTTTGGCGTCGTGTCCATGTGCCGTGAGTTTCACAAAATCTCTGGCATCCCGTTTGAGTTTAACGCCGCACACGCCTCAAGGGCTGCTCAGGAGTATATTGAGGGGGCGGATAGGCTTTGCCTTGTCCTTGATGTTGATGGCACGCTCGCTGGCGTTCTGGCGGCGTCAATCACGGTATCCCCCCTTGCGCCCGTCCGTCTCGCTCAAGAGCTGGTTTTTTGGGTTCACCCTCTTCACCGGGGGCGCTCCCCCATGAGGATGTTGCAAGCCTATGAGGCGTGGGCGCGCGCTGAGGGCTGCGTTGCTGCGGGTCTTTCTGGCCTCAATGATGTCCGGGTTTCCCGGTTCTTCGAATGCGCCGGTTTCGGTCTTTCTGAACACAAGTTCCTAAAATTACTGAGGTGATCTGATGGCAGTTTTTACCGCAATCGCTGCTGCCGTAACCGCTATTTCCAGTTGGACTATTGGTTTAGGGGCGCTCGGCACGTTTGCTGTTGGGAACTTTTTGCTTCGAGCTGCTGTGCAACTCGGTGTTTCGGCGCTTGCAAAGGCTTTTGCGAAAAAATCTGACCCGATTGGGTCTGAGCCTTTTTCAATTCAGGGCAATGTACGCACCGGCGGCAGCGTTCCTCGCTCCTTCGGGGTTGGAGAATACCTAACTGCTGGCTCTTTGGTCTGGCACTCGGAGTGGGGACATTTCCTAGACACTCCCAATGCTTATTACACTCAGGTTATCGCGCTGAGTGATCTACCTGTTTCTGGGTTAAGGCGAGTGTTCATTGATGGTCAAGTCGTTACGCTCGAAGACGTAGGCTCTGAGACTGGCTTGGCCGCTGCTGAGTACCGTGTAGACGGGCGGGATCATGCTTGGGTTAAGTTTTACGATGGCACTCAAACGGAAGCGGATAGTTTTCTGACGGGCACCGTAAACGCCGGATCTCCACGCGGGTATTCCGCGTCTCGCGTGGGGGTGGGGATCGCCTACGCTATCGTAACATTTCGGATCAATCAGGAGATTTTCGCAGGGTTTCCGCGCACCAAGTTCGTTCTTGATGGCGTCAAGATGTATGACATTTCCAAGGATAGCACTCAGGGGGGCGATGGTGATCACCGTTGGAACGACCCTTCAACGTGGGGAGGCGATGGCGATAGGCTTCCCGCTGTTCAGGCTTACAATCTTGCCCGTGGCCTGTCCTTTGGCGGTGAGTGGTTTTATGGCTTGCAGGGCCTCACTGCCGCTCGTCTCCCTGCCGATCATTGGATTGCGCAAATCGAGAAATGCCGCGCCGGTATTCAAGGCGAGCAAGGTCTTGAGCCTTTGTATCGGTGCGCAGGTGAGATCACCGTCAATAGCGAAATGGGGAGCGCTTTTGAGGCTATTCTGACCTCATGCGCTGGCCGCATGAGCGAGGTGGGTGGCGTCTTCAAAATATATGTTGGCGCGCCTGATGCGCCAATTGCACACTTTTATGATGATGACATTCTGAGCCTCGCGCCGCAGACCTTCACACCTTTCTTCGGTCTGAGTGACACAATAAACGGCGTGATTGCCTCGTACCCATCGCCAGATGAGGGGTATGTGATGCGGTCCACTCCGCCGCTCTATAACTCTCAATTCGAGAATGAGGATGGTGGGCGTCGTCTGATGACTGACGTTCAACTTTCTTTTGTCCCATATCCTGCTCAGGCTCAGCGCTTGTTGCATGGCGAACTTGCGGCGGCGCGGCGTGCGCGGCGTCACACTCATTCTTTGCCCGCAAAGTTTCGGCTGATTGAGCCGGGTGATGTCGTCGAGTGGTCGAGTGCGCGAAATGGGTATCAGGCAAAGCAATTCCGGGTGGATGGTGTCATTGATCTGCCAAATTGCGATCTCATTGTTGATCTAACTGAGGTAGATCCCTCGGATCATGGCAGTTGGGACCACGATACCGATTACCGCCCGGTAATTCCTTTTCCTGTTGTTCCCGCGCGCCCTGCTGCGCAGGCTGTTGTTGGGCTCACCGTTTCATCATTCGTTATCACTAGCACAGATGCTGGGCCTAGCCGCCCTGCGTTGCTTGTTCGGTGGGATGTTTCTGTTGATGACATAGCTGGCCTTCAAATTGAGGTCCGATTGGCGTCAAGCGGAGTTGTGGTTTCGCAACCTCAAACACATTCATTTGCCTCAGGTTCGTTTGTTGTCTCAGACGGAATACTACCGGATGTGGGTTATCAGGTACGCGCAAAGTACATTCCCGGCGTACCTCGCGGCGTAATGTGGTCAGAGTGGATTGATGTTGTCTCTGATGACATCCGGGTCGGCGTTGGTGATTTTTCTGATGATGTCTGGGAGGTTCTCGCTGAGGATGCCGCAAGTGTTGCTGCCGCCCTCGATGATGATCTGGTCATCAATGAAATCCAGCCGCTGAAACGCGAGGTGGATCTGCGCGCCACGGAACAGCGCACTGTGTCCGAAGCAGTCGCCATGATTGGCGATCAGGTGCTGTGGGTGACGACACAACTGTCTGAGGTGGACGGTAAGTTCGCAGACGCCGGGATCGTGACAGATCCAGAGACCGGCAAGGTGCGGATTTATGCGCTTGAGCAAGAGGCGGAGCGCATCAGCGAGGCTGAAATCCGCCTGAGCGCCGCTGAGGCCAGTATCGCCCTGTCTGCCACCCAAGCATGGGTGCGCGGTCAGATCACAGAGGCGCTGCTGGACCCAAGCCAGCTCCCGCTGGTCGAGGATCTGCAATTGCAGGTCAACGCGGTGGAAGTGGAACTGGACGCGATCAATGCGGATCTCGCGTTGAGCGCCTCGCAGACTGAGGTTGACGGGATCGGGGCGCGGCTCTCGACCGCCGAGGCCGATCTGGATGCAGCGCAGACTGCCATCAATCTCAAGGCCGAGCAGACGCAACTAGAGACCTTGCAGGGCCGCGTTCAGACCGCCGAGGTGGCGATTAGTGCCTTTGACGGGCCGCAGCTCACCCAGACCGTCGCAGACACGCGCTACCTTCTGGCCGCCGATGAGGAAGCCGCAGAGCAGACGCTGGCAAGCCTCTTGCAGGCTCACGCCGATGGTGAACGCATCCGCCAAGACATCGCCTATGCGACCGAGGATCTGCGGGCGAAAGTGACCGAGGACCGCGAAGCCTTCGCGATCCGGTCTGTGCAGATTGGCGCGTCTATCGACAACGCCATGGCGCTCATCGAGCAGGAAAGCCTCGCCCGCGCCTCTCAGGGCGAGGCCCTAGCTGCATCACTGAACACGCTCACCACAACGGTCGGTGAAAACACTGCCAAGGTGCAAATCCTCTCTGAAAGTGTCGACGGTATCTCAGGGCGGCACATGCTGCGCGTGAACGTGAACGATGTGGTTACTGGCATGGTGATCGCAGCGGAGGCCGGGGACGATGGCGAAGTCAGCAGCTCCGTTGCCTTTGCCGCCGATAGCTTCACGATTGCCGCGCCGGATGGATCATCCCTCACCGTGCCGTTCTCAGTCTTTACCGTGGGGCGTACGATTGACGGGATCTACTACCCGCCCGGCGTTTACATGGAGGACATCTATGTCCGCAGGGCCATCATCGGGCGCGCGGACATCCACACCGCCAACATCGCAGAGGGTGCGATTACCAACAATTTCGCGGCTTTTGCCGGGTCCGATTTCTACCTGTCCTCAAGCTACCAAGAAGTGCTCGCAATCGACAATGTGGAGTGCTCCGGCAACACCATGTCGCTGCAGGCGAATATTCAGGTCGATGGGGCCTCGGCCATAGAGATCGAGGTGCGCGTCAATGGTGCGCCTCAGCGTGTCTTCACGGTCAGCGCCGGGATCTTCATGCAGCAGCAGAGCTACCCAG